AGCCGTGCGATCTGCAAGAGTCTCAGAGGTCGCAGCTACAGAGGGCGAAGAAGAAACACCAGAAGATTCTGATTCCACCGTGGAGTCGGATGTAATACCAACAGAAGGAGACGAAGTGGAAAACACCGTCACAGACGCTTCAGCCGTGGAGACGGTAGAAGCCGCTCAGTCAGTTACAGCCAACTCAAAGCCAATCGGCGGATTCACATCAAAGCCACGTTCACCAATCACGACCGGTGGCTCATATCTTGAACACACAATCAAAGCAAAGCTCGGCAACGAAGATTCTCGTCAATATGTATTAGCTGCGGATGATTCATTCACAACAAATCCAGCTTTTTCACCGGTCTCTTATGTCCGCGACGTTGCACAGAATACAAATTCAGATCGTCCGGTCATCGAAGCTTGCGGCGGCACTCGTCCGCTTAGTAGCTACGGAATGACGGTGTCGATTCCTAAGATTACGGCGAACAGCACTGCGGCCACAGTTGCAGAAGGCGGAGATCCAACTGGCACAACAGCGATCACTTCTGCATATGTAAATGCAACCGTAATCAAAAAAATGGGATTCCAACGCTACAGCGTGGAGCTTCTCGATAGATCAGATCCAAGCTTCTATGAAATTATGCTCGCAAATTTACGCGATGCTTATGCACAGGCAACCGATCAATATGTGATTGCACAAATTACAGCCGGCGGTACACAGGCAACAGCGACAGCGGCAGATTCCGCTGGCTTAATCTCATTCGTATCAACAGAATCACCAGCTGCATATACAGCGACAAAGCGCACAGCTAAGTCATTTGTATCTGGTACTTCTATCTGGAGCACTTTGCTCAGCGCAACAGATACAACAGGCCGACCAATTTACAACGCTGGAAATCCTATGAACAATGCCGGATCTGCAATTCCAACAAGCATTCGCGGAAACGTGCTCGGACTCGATTACTATGTCGATCCAAACATGGTCAGCACTTCAATCGATGAGTCAGCATTCATCATCGAGCCACGTTCAATCGAAATTTTCGAATCTCCAGCTTTAACATTGGCCACAAATGTGCCAACCACAGGCGAGATTGAAATTTCACTTTATGGTTACATTGCAGCGCAAGCCGTCTTTGCAGGTGGTCTGAGACGATTCAATCTAACTTAATCCACAACAATCATCGGCCGTCGTCGCTCCCGAAGGCGGCCGAGCAGTAGAAAGGGAAGAGCTCATGCCGTCAATCATTACAGCGTCACAGCTGCGATCCGTCCTTGGCGTGAGCTCTTCTCTCTACAATGATGCTTATTTAGAGCAAATTATCGACTCAGCAGAGAATGTAATTCTGCCGCTACTAACTCAAAATCAAGTGGCAGTCGATTCATATAAGCTCGAATCAAATGTGGCATACTTCTACACATCTCGCGCACACAATTTCGTCGTTGGTCAATCGGTCGTCGTTGCTGGATTGCCAGCACCATTCTCCGGCACTTTCACAGTCGCCAGCGTCTTAGATCTAGAATTTACGGCAGCTCTTACGAATGCCAATGTCACAGCTCGTCCGATCATTCCTAACGGCACAGCCACTCTTTCCGGATATGGTGCAGCGACACTTTACGCAGCGACTCCCGCAATCGAGAGCGCGATGTATGCCGTATCCATTGAAATCTTCCAGAGCCGAACAGCTGCCGGCGGCCAGATCGAGGGCGTGGACTTTACCGGCACTCCGTACCGAATGGGTCGCAGTCTTCTCAATAGAGTCTCAGCTTTGCTTCAACCGTATCTCGACGTCGAGACTATGGTGCAATAGTGCCAGCGTCATCAATCGCCGTCGATGTCCGCGGCTTATTAAAGACACAGATCTCGGCCATTACAGCCAACGTCTACGACACCGTACCGGAAGCTCCCATCGTGCCATTCGCAGCGGTGCTCCCATCCAATCCATATCTGGAAATTGAAGTCTTTACAAAGAACACAGTCCGCACAAAGGTCAATCTGATGATCGTTGTCGGCGTTGCTTCTTACTCCAACGCAGCTTCACTCGACAACATCGAGCAGCTCATCATTAGCATTCTGGCCGCTCTGCCGGCTGGATACGAAATCGGCGCAATCTCGAATCCGACTCCGCAGCTTTTAGCTTCGGGATCTGAAATCTTGGCAGCCGAAATCGAAGTTACCACTCGATACACTCAAACGAACTAAGGAGCACCAACTATGGCCACGACCGTCATCACCGGACGCGATCTGACTTTGACGATCGCGACTGTAAATTACGACGCACAAGCAACATCCGCAATTCTGTCTAACTCTCCAACCATTGACGCATATCAGACACTCGATGGAAAGGTCTATCGTCACATCGATGACACATGGACATTTGACGTCGAGATGCTAAGCGACTGGGGCGCAGCCGGATCACTCTGCGAAGCTCTCTGGACAGCTACTGAATCCGCACCGAACACAGCTCTAGCGGCATCGCTTACAGCTGCAACTGGAGCGGTCTTCGCATTCAACGTCTTGCCGGTATATCCATCCGCCGGCGGTGCAGCACCAAGCGCACAGACTGTCTCGCTATCATTCACAGTATTAACAACACCAACAGAAACATTCAGCTAAGAGATAAGGAATCGGGAGCATGAAACTACCAATAACAATTCAATATCAAAATGGCGAGGAATCTACTTTCACAGCCGCTCCGCCGGAGTGGATGAAGTGGGAGCAGAAGACTGGCAACACCATTAGCCAAGCGCAAGACAAGATCGGAGTCGCGGATCTTCTCTTTCTGGCATATCACGCTATGAAGCGCGAAGCAGCTGGCAAGCCGGTCAAGCCATTCGAAGCATGGGCAGAAGGCGTCTCAGACATTCAAGTCGGTGAATCCAGCCCAAAAGCTACAGCGTCGGAAGTCTAAATCGATTGCTCTGGGAACTGGCCATCGCGACAGGTCAGTCTCGGAGCGAATTCGAAACAGCTGAAGACGTACACACGGCAATCGAGATTCTGGAGAAGAGAAATGGCAGCTAGCGGACAAGGTCGTGTGACGATCGAAGTCGAGCCGTATCAGCTGAAGCAACTCTTCCAGCTTCTTGCAGCTTTACCAAAAGATTCTCAGGATGAGATTCGCAATCAAGCGCAGATGATGTCAAAGCGTCTAGCTGGTCAGCTTCTTATGTATTCGCACGGTGCTCCAGCTCCACAGACTCGTCTCGTGGCACAGACAATTTCAACGCCACGCGATCGACTCATTCGCGTCGATGTCGGTGGATCAAAGAAGGTCGGTCGTAAATGGGGCGGCGAGACTTCAAAGAATGGAAAGAGCAAAGTCCGTCAGAATCAAGCTCCAGCCGGAGCTCTTCTATGGGGCACAGAATTCGGCGGCCATGCTGGCGTCGATGCCATTGGTCGTAAATACACAAACCGATTCAAAGCTGCTCCGAAGAAAGGCGGTTACTGGATCAATCCAGCCGTCGATTACTACACGCCAATAGTCGCAAAAGAATATATCCAGCTCATTCAAGATGTCGTGAAGAGAGTGGGTCTTAACTAATGGCCGGAATTCCAAAAGTCAAAATCACGTTCGACGCGGATCTCGATGAATTAAAAAAGGGAGTCAAAAGCGCGACCGGTGAAGTCCAGAGCTTCGGCAGCCGTGTCGCAGACTTCGGAAAGAAAGCAGCTCTAGCATTCGCAGTCGCCGGAGCAGCCGTCACTGCATTCGCGGTCTCAGCTGTCAAAGCTGCCGCACAGGATCAAGCTGCACAGAAGAAGCTCACCGACACAATCAAAGCGACCACAGATGCAACGGCTCAACAAATTGCCGGCATCGATCGCTATGTCACAAAGACTTCAATCGCGGCGGCCGTCACCGATGACCAGATTCGTCCGGCTCTGGCTCGATTGGCCAGAAGTACCGGAGACGTTCAGGAGTCACAGGATCTCTTAGCTCTTGCGCTTGACCTAAGTGCCGCAAGCGGAAAATCGCTGGAAGTAACGACAAACGCACTCGCGAAGAGCCATGAGGGATCTAATACAGCTCTGAAGAAACTCGGTCTCGGACTCGATGAAAACTATCTGAAGACTGCTTCGAATGACCAGATTGTCAAAGATCTCACAAAGACTTACGGCAATTTTTCAGAGAATCAAGCCAAGACAGCTGAAGCTCGATTCAGATCGATGTCGATTGCCATCCAAGAATCGAAAGAAGCTATTGGAGCGGCTCTTCTACCGGTAGCCGAGAAGCTTGCGACTTTCGTGCTAGAGACTCTTATTCCGGCAATCGATGGATTCATTGGCGGCTTGACTGGAAATGCAGGATTGAAATCAAGTCTCACCGAATCTCAAAAAAATATGTACGAATGGGGCGAGAGAGTTAGAAGTCTGATCAAGACAATCGTCGATTTCAAAGAAGAATTATTGGTCGTCGGTGCAGTAATCGCTGGCATATTCGTAGCGTCAAAGATTGCAGCTGGAGTTACTGCGACCATCGCTCTGATTAAAAGTCTCATCGTGGCATACAACGCTCTCAAAGCTTCATCGATCGTCGCTGGCGTAGCTTCTGCATTCGCTCTGAATCCGCTTCTCGGAGTCGGAGCTGTAGCTCTGGCAGCTGGAGTCTTGGCTGGAGCTAATGCTCTGGCTAACTCTTCAGACACTTCCACAGATTTCGGCGGTGGTGGATCAAATCCAATTCAATCCGGCACATATCTCAGCGGATCAGCTGGTGGTGGTGGGGTTGGTGGTGGTGGATTCGGTGGCGGCGGCGGTGGCGGCGGCGGTGGTGGTACTGGCGTCATGACTCCAAGCGGTGCGACAAGCTTGAACAATCTTGTGAGTCGATTGACAGGTATTTCAGACAAATTTACAGAATTACAATTCTTGGTCGATACTGGTGGAATTAGCAAAAGTGCAGGAAGAGCACAGCTCAGTGCTCTGACAAAAGAATTCAATGTCTTGCAGAGTCAAGCTGAAGCTCTGGGAGCTACTCCAGACACAGGATCATTCAACGTCGGGTCATTCCGCCGCGGAGAAGCTGCCACGATGATTACAGTCAATATGGGCGTCGTGGGCGATCCAGAAGGCGCAGCGAGAGCAGTCGAACAAGTATTCCAAGACTCGCTCGCTCGTGGCGGTATTAGCTCCACAGTGGGAGCTTACGACCGATGAGCGACTGGTCTCCGGTCTGGTCGGTCACAATCGGCGGCATCGATTACACAGACATAATTCTGGCTAATCTTTCAATCACGTCCGGTCGTACTGACTTCTACGTCCAACCGGCCGCCGGATATTGCTCGGTCGAGATTATCAATCTGGACGAAGAGCAGACAATCGCCGCAGATCTTAATGATCAGATAGCAATTCAAGTCAAAGATTCGACAGGCACATTCGTGCCAATCTTCGGCGGATTCGTCACGGATATATCTCAGACGGTGCGAAGCGCAGGAACAATTATGGTCACGCAATCAATCAAGATCATCGCGATGGGAGCTCTGGCCAAGCTTGCCAAAATTCTGGTCGATGGAGTCTTGTCAAAAGATTATGACGGAAATCAAATCTATGACATCTTAGAGCCGCTTCTTTTTAACACATGGAATTCGACGCCGCCAGCTCTGACATGGGCTGCATACAATCCGACGACAGAGTGGCTCGATGCTGAAAATACAGGAATCGGCGAGATAGATCAGCCAGGTGATTATGAATTAGCAGCTCGATCATCATCACGAAATACAGCTCTCAATATCGTCTCCGGTCTTGCCACGTCTGGACTTGGTTATCTGTATGAAAACGGATCTGGTCAAATCTGCTATGCCGATGCAACACATCGAAGCCAATATCTCGCAGCTAATGGATACAGCGATCTTTCAGCTAATGACGCTCTGGCCAACGGAATTTCAATCGCCAGACGTACTGGAGATCTTCGCAATTCGGTGACGATTAAATACGACGCCACATCTTCATCCGAGCAATCAGCCACAGACGTGACTTCGATTGCAACCTATGGCCAACAAGGTTATATCGTCACGACGACTCTTCACAATTCAGCTGATGCCACAACACAGGCCAACTTTTATCTTTCTCTCAGAGCTAATCCATCGGACATCTTCAAGACTCTGAACTATGAGCTGACGAATTCAGAGCTCGATGACACCGATCGAGATGATTTGCTCAAAATCTTCATGGGCTTGCCGGTCAATATCGTCGATCTACCGGCAAACATGAATGGCGGCACATTTCAAGGATTCGTGGAGGGCTTTACATTTTCGACTTCATATAATCGACTGGCTCTGACGGTCAATCTGTCTCCGGTGGCTTACAGCTTGCAATTCGTGAAATGGCAAGACGTGTCAATTTCTGAGACATGGAGCACTTTATCACCGACTTTAATATGGGATAATGCGACAATAGTCGCCTAGACAGAAGGAGAAGACATGGCAACGACGACGAATTTCGGTTGGGTCACACCAGACAACACCGATCTCGTAAAAGATGGAGCGTCCGCGATTCGTACACTCGGATCATCAATCGATTCATCGATGGGCGACCTTAAAGGTGGTACGACCGGTCAAGTCTTATCAAAGACAACTGGCACGGACATGGATTTCACATGGGTCACAACCGACGACACAAACGCGATTCAAAATGCAATCGTCGATGCAAAAGGTGATTTAATTGCGGCAACGGCGGCAGACACACCGGCTCGCTTGGCCGTTGGTGCGGATTACGGATTCTTGCAAGCATTGGCAAGCGAAAGCACAGGTCTAAAATGGGACGCTGGTGCTTACACAAGTTACACGCCTACTTTGAGCGCCACCACTGGCTCATTTACAAGCGCGACGGTTACTGGATTATATAAAAGAATTGGCAAAGTTTGCCTAACAAAAGTGCAAGTGGCTATAACAACAAATGGAACGGCCGGCGGTGCGCTTATTACAACTCCTTTCACTCCGACAAGTTATGCGACAGGAACGTGGCGAGAAGTAATATCAACTGGCATTTCTGGTCAGATTTTTTTATCTACGGCCACACAATTTCAAATTGTCAATAATGACAATAGCAATCCGTGTGCAAACAATCGCACCTTTCAATGTTCAATAGTTTTTGAGGTGGCATAATGACAAAATTTATTTCAAATCTAGGAAATGACGACGACGTATCAGATGAAATTTATTTAGCTCGGTTACGTTATTGGCGTGATACTGAATTAGCGCGCACAGATTGGACACAGATTGCAGATGCTCCGGTGGATCAAGCTGCATGGGCAACTTATCGCAAATCGTTAAGAGATCTTCCAGCTTCTAAAAGTAATCCGCGTCTAATTGAATTGCCGCTAATTCCGTGACGTATCCGACTGGCACAGCTGCTCGACTCGTCGAAGTAGCATTGACAGAAGTCGGCACGATTGAAGAAGGCGACAATCTGACGAAGTACGGAAAATTTATGAAGGCCGACGGCTTGCCATGGTGCGGATCATTCGTGAATTGGTGCGCTGATCAAGCTGGCATCAAGATTCCATCAATGGTCTCTACAGCTGCCGGAGCTAATAAGATGAAAGATCTCGGCCGCTGGATTGCAGAAAAGCCACAGGTAGGAGATCTCTGCTTTATGGACTTCCCACATGACGGCATCGACCGAATTTCACACATCGGCATTGTCGTAAAAGCCGGAGCGACTTCAGTGATCTGCGTCGAAGGTAATACATCCGGAACAGGCGATCAACGTAATGGCGGAATGGTCATGATCAAGCGTCGTGCTATTGGAAAAGAAATCGTCGGCTTTGCTCGGCCTAAGCTTCTTGCATATTCGGGAGAATATCCAGCTGTGGAGATTCCAGATGAAGCTCCCAAGAAAGGCAAGAAAAAATGAAACAGATCCAATCAATCGCAGCATCGTGGCTTCGCTCATTCTTAGCCGCATCACTGGCCGTCTACATGGCCGGACAGACAGATCCGAAGACTATTGGCATGGCCGGCTTAGCTGCCGTACTGCCCGTCATTCTTCGCTTCTTGAATCCATCAGACGCATCGTTCGGGATCACAAAGGGAAAGTGATTTCGAAAGCATTGACGGCGGCGATTGGAATGGGGCTAGTCCTTTCGCTGTCGTCGTGCGCCTATCAAGGATGGACACGAT